TGCACTTTCACTTGTATCGGAAGAATTATATGCTGTTATTGTCAAACTTGTATCTGTTTTATCTGTTACAACAGGAAATAATCCTTTGTTTGTATCCAGTATTGTAATACCTACAAAATAAGGTGGATAAAGAAAATTTCCATCTCTTCCTTTAGTATCTTTATAGTTTGCGTAAAAGATAGTTGTTCCGCCTACATCTATTTTAAAGTTTGTTAATCTTATGATAACATCATCTACATCAAAAATCTGATGTATATTATTTATTTCAACGTAGTTTCTCAAATGCTTTTGTTGAAATTCAAACTTGAACCTGACATATCTAAATTCATATTGTGTACCATTTGTAAATTCTTGCCAATTACTCCAAGTTATATTATCCTCAGAAAAGGATACATAAATTTTTAATGCTTCTGGTCTTTCAATTCTAATCCATCTCTCGTTTGCAGTATCAAAAGCATTTCCCCAAGTATCATTCAATTGGTAATAATCAATCCACAATCCATTATCCACAAAGTAGTCTATGTCAAACTCTAAAAATAACCTGCATAACCATTTTTTTCCAATATCATAAGTATTCGTGATATAATAAATAACATCTTCAAATTGATACCAAGTTTCAGTTGTTTGTGTTCTATCAGTCCATAGTTCGCCGTCAGCATAAACATCACTCCACTTATAATCTATGTGCGAACTTCTTAAAATATAAGTTCCTTCATTATCGCTATAAACACGTTTTAAACCAAACTTTGTACCATTCCATTCTGGCCTTTCTTCATCATCATAAATTATATTTTGTAAAGGTATTCCTGAAACATTTACTACAGCAGAAGTAGCGTGTTCGCTGTATAATCCTGTCGTCGTTTTTGCTTTGATAAAATACTTTTGTGTCCCATTAAAAATTTCAAAATCTCTATACTCATTTGTTGTAAGATTTTCTACTAAAACCTTGCCACTTTCCCAAGATGTACCTTTTCTGATTTCATAGTATTTAGAAACAGCATCAGTATTGAATTTCCATTTTAACAATACATAATTGCCTTGTTGAATTGCTTGAAAACCCTCTACATCATCAGGTATTTTGTGAAAACCAACAATTATTTTAGTAGCTATTGGTGCGGTATCAAGCGGTTCACGAATGCCGTCCACCGAAATACTTTGTGCTCTAACTGCTATAAGATTTCCAACAGGTGCATTTTGCATTACATAATAACCGTAAGACTTTGCTAACGTGTAATAAATATAAGGATATTTATCATAGTCATAATAAAATTGTAGATAAGCACCGTCCCATTTATAATCATCGGGACGACTAAAAGATATAATTAAATCAGTCCTATAAGACCCATCTGGATTTTGTATAATTTCTTCTTTGAGTGTTAGATTTTCAACACTCTCAGGAATTGTTTTATTTACAATTGCTTTATAACTCTGATAGTCATTCACATTAAAATCGTCAAGATTATAATAAACATTGTCATCATATTTTAAAGCTGATATTTCAACACTTAAATTTGACTTCTTTACAACTTGTGTAATTGTATATTTTTCATAGCTTTGTCCTGATAAAGCAAGAGAGTAGGGCGAAAGTTTGCGTGGATTATTGCCTAAATCTGTGAAACTTGTTGCCAATTTAACAATGTTAGTTTTTTTATCTGTTGAGAAAGGTACTACCTGAATTGTAACAATCTCATCATTTTCTAAAAGCAATGTAATTTCATAATTCTTTCCAGCCTCAAAATTATAAGCATTGTCAAGTAAAACATAATCATCAGCAAAACCAGTTATATTTCCTGTTTGTAATTGCCCTTGCGCTTTATGTCCTACATAAATTAAATCCCCAGGCTCTAAATGAATAGCATCGCCCAGCGCTTCAAAAGAAACTGTTAAGTTACGATAATTATACGACCTTAATAACAAACGGGCATATCTTATCGCTTGACTTTGTTTAGTTAATCCTATTAAAGTTTTTGCAATGTCTGGCTTTAATTCTGCTTCATTATCAAAAGGAACTGTTATTGTATACTTCTCATAATTATCTTCCGAATTAAAAAAGGTAATAACTGCTGATTTGTATCTTGTATTTTTACTCAATAAATTCCAATTTATAGTGTTTGCCTTTATATTTCCTTCTGTAAACAAGTAAGCAGGGCTTGTCTTTTCTTTTTTTGGTACTAACTTAATTTTCTTATTATAAAATAATAATTTAGAATTTACCATTTCAGCAAGCGCACCAAGCAAATCTGTGGCTCTATAAAACTCGTCCAGTACTAAATTAAATTCAAATCTTTTCTCTTGTCCACCCTTGCCATCATTTACAAGTTCATCGTAATAATCCGCTGCATCAATAAAACTTTGCTCGTCTATTGTATTTATATCAACATACGCACCCGCACCATATCGTTCATTTGTCAAAATATCGTAAATAATATAAGCTGGATTGGTGTTATATTCATAAATTCCTGTTTTTAAGTTTTTAACTTTTATCCCTTTAACTATACAAGATATTTCTGGCATATCGCCATATAAATCGTCAGTTGCTTTTATCTTTAAACCTAATAAAGCAAGATTGGCATAATTTTCATTTGAGTATTGTATCTCCTGAACTGAACTTAAAACCACTTTGTCCCATAAATAAGTTCCATCGCCAACTTCACCTATTGTTTCTTCATTTGTGCGGTAAATTGTTATTTCACTTCCAACATTTTCAATGTGTATATCATAATAAAATGGTAATGATTTCATTTCGGTGATAGTATAAGTAGTTCCGTTGATTACTACATTTACTGTTGCTGTCTCATAAGAACCGTCAGCATTTCTTTTATAAAGTCCATAAGGAAAATACAATCTCACAATTGCTTTATCTGTTTGGTCATTTTCTATTGTATAGGTATAAGCGGAAGTTGTAATTGATTGCTCGCCTGTAAGATAGTTTTGAACAACAATATCCTTAAAATACTCAATTGGGTCCTGGTCTGGCGTTCCTTTTCTTATCCAATACTCTACTGCATCACCATATTTACTTATTTCAACATCATTTATTTTTATGTCTGATACACTTTCAATTTCGCCTTCTGAAAGCAAAAGCAGTATAAATAAATAGTCATCATTCCCAATTTTTCGTGTAAAATTTTGAATAACTCTACCACCAATTTTATGTCGTCCATATACAAGAGGTACAGGTGTCCCGACGCAATTCCAAACTGTTCCAACCTTTCCCCAAAAATAAGTAGGGCTCTCATTCAAAAAGTAAATTCCGCTTCCTGTTGTTCCGCCTGTATCACTACCTGTACTTTCATCACCCGAAGATGCACTTGCAAGATATTCTTGATAGAGTTCATAGACATAAGGATAATTATATTGTCCTATGTTCTCTTCCAGCCACGCAGTATCTTGCCACCAACTTTCACCTTTTTCCTGTACAAGTATCCAATCCAAGTATTGCTTGTAACTCCACCCAGCTTCATAATAAGGACTGTCAAGGTAATCTTGATAGTTTGCATTTTGATTCCAAATTCCTTGTACTTCACCACCCAACCAAGGCCATTCCCAGTATGTATATTCTACATTTGCAGGAGACCAATCAGCCATTCTCTCACCTCATATAAATACTTTCTGGCACAAAAGGAAGTATGTCTTTATTTATTACTCTTCCTGGTACTCGTGCATTAAAAAAATCAAAGGCACTTACAACTGAAAATATAGCAGTCGTTTCATTAAATTTTATTGTATCAATATAATAAGTCTCTTCAATTACAGCTTCGCTTTCGTTATTAAAAATCTGTATTATATTTACTTTATTCCCTCTTACATCATTTGATAAAATTAAATTTGTTATTGAATTGTCAATGTTGGTAATTGCCAAGTCAAAACTTTCTATTTTGCCTGAAATATCCTGACTTATATTTTCGTGTTTTATATCGTATGCTTTATAGGTATTTCCGTTGTAAATATAATCTGATACATTACTTGTAAATCTCCACGTTGTACTTGCATCTATTTCAATCTCATATAAAAAGATTGGAATAAGAAAAGTTGAATTTTTTATGTTTATATTATTTTGATTTAAGGTTTTCATTATAACACCTCTTGTAATACAAATGTGCTGTCTGCTGATATTATATTGTTATGTATAAGTTCTAATTCGCTGACTAAAATACACTTTCTATAAAATTCAAAAGATGCAGTCAATTCTAAACCGTCTGCGGGTGCTGTATCAAAAGTAATAACACCCGTTTCATAATCTAAATTATAAGTCAATGGGTCTTGTGCAACATTGTCAATGTAAATTGTTTCTGAATTTTCTTTTATATATCTGGCAGGATAAGTAAATTCTCTGCCTGAATAAACGTGCCTAATAACAAGCTGATAAACTGTTTCACTACCATCGCCAACGCCAAACACGTGTTTATCAACAGAATAAAAAAATGGGTCTTTAAATAGAAATTCATCTTTGCCTGTTGTAAGATGTGCCATAAAAAAATCAACTATTTTTTTTCTTTCTTCTTCAAACATTTTTGTACTATCTATTTTGTAAACATACAAAGGCCTGTTCCACTTTGCTCTTCTTTGCATATACCCGCTATCTGCTGATGCACGAAGGATTGGAAAAACAACTTTACGACTTATTGCGGAAATACTTAAATCATTTTGAGCAGGCGAAGTTGGAAAAATAGCATAATCACTTAAAGCCATTTTTTATAACACCCCCATCATTGTTCTTCTTGATATACCATTCTTACGCAAGTCGTTAGCAATTACAGAAATAATCGCTTCTGGATTACGTCTTACAAGACTTGTAAAACTTGCTGCATCAACCGCATTTATCACAAAATTATTATTTACCACTATGTTTTGACGATTGCTTACCATAGTCGGTAAACGTGATGTGCCTGTTATGTTTAAATTTACAGGAATAGAACGACCATCAGGCAAAGGCACGATTGCTTCTGCTCCTGCTTCGCCAGCAATAACAGGACTTGTTGTAATACCACCCTTTGCAAATTTTGGCAAGTTTAACTTCGGCAAGACAGCATAAAGAACTTTACCATCTACTCTCTCTGTTTCTATTTTTAAATTTGGATTGCCTTTTACTGCTTCCAATGCTTCCTTTAAAGTTGCATAAACCTTTCCAGAAACTTCTAACATTCCCCCTGTCGTGCCACCTAAACCTGTAACTTCTCCTTCAAATTCTAACTTTCCTTGTGGCTTTATGTTTGATGCAACAGATTTTAATTTTTGATAACTATTTG